AACTGATAAAGTCTTATTCAAAGATTATGAGCTTATCAGTGAACTCACTACATTCATTGCAAAGAGAAACTCATTTGAGGCAGAGGACGGTTGCAATGACGACCTGGCAATGTGTCTGGTTATCTACGCTTGGTTAGTCGCACAAGATTACTTCAAAGAACTAACAGATCAAGATGTAAGAAAACGGTTATATGAAGAACAAAGAGATCAGATCGAGCAAGATATGGCTCCGTTTGGTTTCATCAGTGATGGTCTCGATGATGATGTTATTAAAGAAGACGACGGAACTGTATGGAGAAAAACTGATTTAGATGATATCAATTCTACATACGGTGATATGAACTTTATGTGGGAGTATCATTAATGAATCTGGATGATCAGTTCGATCTCGATCATTTATTTCTTAGTCAAAGGCAATGCAGAGTATGTGGTGAGATAAAAGATCTCATTGATGGTTTTTATTTGACAAGAAAAGGTAGAGGTGATATACCGTCAGCCTATTCTTATGAGTGTAAAAGTTGCACAATTAAAAGAGTCGTTGTGAGTAGAATGACGAATAAAGTCTTGAATAGGTGGGAATATCCAGACTGGTAGTGTGTTCACGGGCGGTTTCCCCACTTGAAAGAGTGCTAAACAATAAATAAATTTAGATCAAAAACTGAAACTACTAGAGGAAATCAGATGGCTGGTTTAGGCTTAGTATCTCCTGGAATTAAAGTAAGAGAGGTTGATCTTACTCGTGGTGGAATTACGGGCGTACAGGACCTTACTGGTGCCATCGCCGGTCCCTTCACTCAGGGTCCTATCAACGAACCAACTCTTATTGAGAACGAAAAAGATTTAGTTGACACCTTTGGTGAACCCCAAGAGACAAGTAATCAGTATGAATACTGGATGAGTGCTGCTTCTTATTTGTCATATGGCGGTTTCCTGCGTGTTGTAAGAACAGATCATACTAATCTCGTCAACGCAAACGCTGCTGTAGATACAGGTGCTGGATCATCTGTAACAACTTTAAAAATCAAAAATACTGAAGATTATTTCAATAGTTTTGATGACGCAACAAACTTCTACTGGGCGGCCAAAAACCCAGGTACTTGGGCTAATGATCTGAAAGTCTGTGTCATTGACGCAAAAACGGATCAGACATTGACTGGTATCACCACATCGGGTATCGTGGTAGGTGCTGCAGTAACTCAAGCATTTGGTGGTGTGCAAGTTGGTGGTATTGGTACGTCACTGACACTTAACGGTCACCTCAAGGGTATTGTAACTGGTATTGGTTCATCATCGATTGATGTCAAAGTTGTCAGTCAGGTATCCACGTCTGGAACTGTTACTGACGCTGATTACACTAAGGGTGGAGCCTTTGCATTTAAAACAACTAGTGTTCTGAATATCTCAGGTGCCACTGGTTCAGCCACAACATCGATTACAGTATCAAGAACATATGGGGGTACAAGCGCCGGCGCTATCGGTGTTGGTACTCAAATTCTCCTCTATAATACTGTTTCGGGTTATAGTAGTCTTGTTATTGACCAAGCTGGTGGTCAGGCACTTGCGATCGGCGCTACTGGCGTAAACCTCTCTAGCACCTCTGGTCTTGGCACAATCGGTTCAGGCACTGCCAATCTTCTCCTGATTGGTGCTGAATTGATTGGTATTGGTGCTACTATCGTTAGTGCAACAGGTTTCGTAGGATTTTCAACAAGAGGTATCGACGGAACAACTGAAGCAGCCCATAATGACGGTACTTCAGTCAATGTCTTAACTAACGCTGGTGCCGCAACAACTGTAAGAGTTTCCCAGTCTTCAAGCTCCGACACCACATTAGAAATCAATTCTCTAGGAGGAATTGATGTAGATGATTATATCAGAGTTCTGACTGTTGGAGTTGGAACAACAGGTGAAATTTTAGAGGTAACTGGAATCACCACCAACTCTGCACTAACTCCAAACACTGCTCTTGATTTCTATGAGGCTCAAACTCTGGGTCTGACAAATGCCACGGTATTCTGGACTTCTGTTGCTCCCAAACCTCAGACATCCCAATATGCTGCTGGTAGAAATTCAAGATTCGACGAAATTCACGTTGTAGTTGTTGATGATAGTGGTAAGATCACTGGTAGTTCTGGTCAAATTCTTGAGGAATTTGTAGGACTGTCGAAAGCTCAAGACGCAGTTCAGTTTAACACTCCTAATTTCTACAAGGATTACGTTGCTGAAAATTCTGAATATGTGTTTGCTGGTTTTGCTCCTAATGGAACTCCAACAGGATTCTCCACTGGAAATACTGCCTTTACCGCCGCTGCTTCTGCTTGGGGTCAAGTAGCCCAGAACGTTGTATTTGCTGGTATTGGTAGATCAGTCTTCTCACTTCAGGGTGGCAAAAACGAAGGTGGCACATTTACAGCCCCAACGTTTACCGCAACCTTGGGTGACCTGATGACTGGTTATGATGAGTTCTCAAATATCAGAGAGTATCCAATTGATTATTTGATTATGGGCCCTGGTCTTTCCAGCAGAGATGAGACTGTCGGTAAGGCAAACAAACTAGTTAATATTGCAGAAAATAGAAAGGATTGCATTGCTGTTATCTCCCCAAGAAGAGCTGACGTATTAAGTGGTGATGTGCCTCTGACGAACTCTGATACTCAAACTGACAATATTCTTAATACAATGAATCAGGTCAGTTCATCCTCATATGCAGTTCTTGATTCTGGTTACAAATATACCTTTGATCGTTTTAATAACAAGTTCCGTTATATTCCTTGCAACCCTGATGTTGCAGGTTGTATGGCTAGAACATCGATTAACTCTTTCCCCTGGTTCTCTCCAGCTGGTACCGCTCGCGGTGTGATCAACAACGCCGTAAAACTTGCGTACAATCCATCTCAAGCTCAAAGAGATCTACTCTATCCTAAGAGAGTTAATCCAATTATCGCTTCGCCTGGTCAGGGCATCATTCTGTTTGGTGATAAGACTGCACTCGCATTTGTTTCCGCCTTCGATCGTATCAACGTTCGTCGTCTGTTCCTGAACTTGGAGCAGGCGATTGAGAGAGCGGCTAGAGCTCAACTGTTTGAGTTCAACGATTCAATCACGAGAGCGAACTTTGTTAATATTGTTGAACCCTTCCTCCGTGATGTACAAGCTAAGAGAGGTCTTACTGACTTCCTTGTAGTTTGTGATGAGTCCAACAACACACCCGATATCATTGATGCTAATGAATTCCGTGCTGACATCTTCTTGAAGCCAGCGCGCTCCATCAACTTCATCGGACTGACCTTCGTTGCTACACGCACTGGAATCAGTTTCGAAGAAGTAGTCGGCACAGTCTGATTATTAAATAGTATCAACTAATCATCTAACAGGAGAAAAAAACAATGCCTCAGCAAATCCCCAATACAGGGGCTAACGCGAGAACCCTGGATACCTTCAAGAGTAAACTCCTTGGTGGTGGTGTACGTCCCAATTTCTTTGAGTGCGAACTAAAGTTTCCCTCTCTGGCGATTGATGATAATGATGTAAGTGACAGATCACGATTCCTTGTAAAAGGTGCAAACCTTCCCGCTTCAATCATCGCTCCTATTTCAATTCCTTTTAGAGGGAGAGAGCTGAAGATTGCTGGTGAAAGAACCTTTGACACTTGGACTGTCACTGTAATGAACGATAGCAATTTCGTTCTTAGAGATGCATTTGAAAAGTGGATGAATCTCATCAACAAACACGTTGATAATGCTGGTGAGGTTAATCCCACCATCTATCAACAGGAAGCTTATGTCCATCAACTGGGTCGTGCTCCGATCACGAATCGCACAGCTCAACCAGTTGCGTCTGGAAATACCATCCCCATTTTGAGATCATATCACTTCCATGGCGTGTTCCCCACTAATATTTCAGCTATCGAACTGTCTTACGATTCAAACAACGTCATTGAAGAGTTCACTGTTGAACTTCAAGTTCAGTGGTGGGAGGCCTTGAATGCTCAGGGACAAGCCGTCGTTCGTTAATAAATAGACTATAAGATAACCCTGACAAAATGGCTAAATTATTTGGTTTCTCCATAGAGGGGGCTAACGGGGATAATCTGCCTCGTGGTGCGGTTTCTCCTGTTCCGCAAAATGATGCAGATAAATCCGACTACTTTGTAAGTAGTGGCTTCTATGGTCAATACGTTGATATTGAAGGTGTATTCAGAAATGAATATGATTTGATCAGAAGATATAGAGAGATGTCTCTTCATCCTGAATGTGATGAGGCTATCGAAGATGTTGTAAACGAAGCAATTGTTTCAGATCTCAGCGACAGCCCAGTTGAGATTGATCTTCAGAATTTAAATGTTGGTGATAATATAAAGAAAATTATCAGAGACGAATTCAAATATATTAAAGACTTATTAGATTTTGATTCAAAAGCACACGAAATCTTCCGCAACTGGTATATTGATGGAAGATTGTATTATCATAAAGTTGTGGATTTACAGAATCCAAACGGTGGTATTCAAGAACTCAGATATATTGATGCACTTAAAATTAAGTATGTTCGACAGGCGAAGAAGAAAGATCCTGCGATTCTTGCAGCAACAAAACTGGCTGACACTGTTAATGGTTTTGCAAACCAGGCCAATCTGACACCTGAACTTGAAGAATATTTTGAATTCAATCCATCGAATGGAAAAGGATCTTACTACCCTACAAATGCAGGGGGCGGTACAAATATCAAAATTGCAAAGGATGCAATTACATATTGCACATCTGGTCTTGTAGATCGCAATAAACACCTTACACTTTCCTGGTTACATAAAGGTATAAAGGCCCTCAATCAACTTAGAATGATTGAAGATTCTCTTGTCATTTATAGATTGTCACGTGCACCAGAGAGAAGAATTTTTTACATCGATGTTGGTAATCTTCCCAAGGTTAAAGCGGAACAATATCTGCGTGAAGTAATGAATCGTTACAGATCAAAGTTGGTCTACGATGCAAACACTGGTGAGGTTCGTGACGATAAAAAGTTTATGAGTATGTTGGAAGATTTTTGGCTTCCAAGAAGAGAAGGTGGACGTGGTACAGAAATCACCACTCTGCCAGGTGGTCAGAATCTTGGTGAGATTACAGATATCCAATATTTCCAGAAGAAACTTTACAAGTCTTTAGGTGTGCCTGAGTCAAGACTAGGTGCAGATGGTGGATTTAATTTGGGTCGTTCCTCTGAGATTTTGAGAGACGAACTTAAATTTAGTAAATTTGTTGGTCGTCTTCGTAAAAGATTCTCCAATATGTTCTTGGATATCTTAAAAACTCAACTTCTTCTCAAGAATGTTGTGACACCAGAAGACTGGTCAAGAATGTCAGAGCACATTCAGTTTGATTATGTCTACGATAATCACTTTGCCGAACTCAAAGAAAGTGAGTTGTTCCAAGAGAGAATGAATAATGTTGCACAGGCTGAACAATACGTTGGTAAATATTTTTCACAAGATTATGTAAGACGTAAGCTTCTTCGTCAAACTGATGAAGAAATCGTTGAACAAGATCGTATCATTGGTGCAGAAATTGAGGCTGGATTCTATCCTGACCCATTAATGATGCAACAAATGGATCTTGCTAATCAGGCGGTTGATTTACAGAGTAAGTCTCAACCTCCTTCTATCAAAGATCCAGACATTGATGGTAGTGCAACTGAGGCCCCTGAAGGAGGGGAAATATAAATAATTGGTAGTGTATTAACATTATTGTGGATTCTGCAAATTTACTTGATTTGGTGCTCAATGATGCGCCTGCACACGAAATTAGTGATGCAATAAAAGATGTTCTATATGCAAAGGCTGCAGATAGAATTGAAGCCGGAAGACCTGTAGTTGCTGCAGATCTTTTTGGTGATGAAATTGAATATGAAGAGGATGAAGATTCAACTCAAGAGGAAGAGGATGTCTAACCCAAGGATTAAACCATTAGGTAATGAATCAAACTTAGCTACTGGTATTGGAAACAGCACCACTGTTGGTAGTGCTACAGTAGTGAGAGTGGTGAATTCCTCTGGTGGCAGTGTAGTTGTTGGTCTTCAGACCGCTGGTTTTGTTGGTTTTTCAACGTTCACAATGTTGAATAATACAACTGAAATGGTTGTCAAGAGAGCTGACGATCTTATCCATGTAACTGGTGGAACGGTTCAAGTTACAAAAGTAGGTTTTACAAACTAAAACAATGAAACTGATCAGAGAAGAAATCGAACATGTAGAGGTTATCGTTGAAGAACGCAACGGTAAAAAAAGCCTTTATATCGAAGGTGTATTCCTCCAAGGCGACATTAGAAATCGCAACGGGAGAATGTATCCTTGTGAGACACTCGCAAGAGAGGTCAGTCGTTACAACGAAGCCTTTATTCAAAAAGGTCGTGCATTGGGAGAACTAGGTCATCCTGATGGACCAACTGTTAATCTTGATAGAGTTTCTCACAAGATCACTTCTCTTTGTCAGGAAGGTTCAAACTTTGTGGGTCGTGCAAAGATTCTGAGCACACCAATGGGTAATATTGCTAAGTCACTCCTTGATGAAGGAGTAAAACTTGGTGTGTCATCACGTGGTGTTGGATCAGTAACTACTAATAATGAGGGTGTCAATGTAGTGGGAGAGGATTTTATGCTCGCCACTGCAGCTGATATTGTTGCAGATCCGTCCGCTCCAGATGCGTTCGTTGCCGGCATTATGGAAGGAAAAGATTGGGTCTGGGATGGTGGTATTCTTCGTGAAAGAATCGCAGAAAAGACCTACAAAAAAATCAACACACTTGTTGATTCACGTCAACTTCAAGAAAATAAATTAAAGCTTTTCCAAGATTTCTTGGGAAATCTGTAAGTTATAAATAAAGATAGATTAATTACACTTATAAAGTCTTAATCGGAGAGTTCAAATGTCCCGTGGTCAAAAATTACAAGAAATGGAAGTAGGCACTGTTCAATCCAAGTCAGCCGTAAACGCTAGTGCTCAAGCTGCTGTGCCGATGGATACATCGGTGGCTGGTTCCTATGAAGATCTCGGTGGACCTACTCCCGATAACTACAGATCTGACGATGATTCCGCTAAACTGCGTGAACCCAAAGTCAAAACTGTAAGAGATGTTGTTAATCAGGCTGCAAAACCTGCGATGGCCCACGAAGAGGCCGAAGAGGAAATTGATGAAACTCAAGAAATCGTTGCTGAGGAAGAGGAAGTGACCGAAGAAGAAATGGTCGAAACTCCCGAGTATGACATCGAGGAGGATATGACCGCTCTGTTTTCAGGTGAAGAACTTTCCGAAGAGTTTCAAGAGAAGGCCAAAACCATTTTTGAGGCTGCAATCAATTCGAAGGTTGCACAAATCGCCGAAGAAATGGAGCGCGTCAACGAAGAGCGCATTGTTGAAGAAATCGACGCTGTAAAAGAAGCTCTCATCGAGCGCGTTGATTCTTACCTGGAGTACGTTGCTGATGAGTGGCTCGTAGAAAACGAGATCGCTGTCGAGCACGGACTCAAATCAGAAATGACTGAATCGTTCCTCTCTGGTATGAGGGAACTTTTTGAAGCACATTATGTTTCCATCCCTGAAGATAGATACAATGTTGTCGAGAGTATGGTAGAAAAACTTGATGAAATGGAGACTAAACTCAACGAGCAGATCGAAAGAAATGTCTCCCTGAACAAACGACTTGCTGAGTCGGTTGCCGATGGGATCGTATCTGAAATTGCTGAGGGTCTTGCCCTTAGCCAAAAAGAGAAGCTCGCCCAACTCGCCGAGAGTGTTGAGTTTGAAAGTGAAGAATCATATCGTGAAAAACTGGAAACTCTGAAGGAGTCATACTTCGGTCAGAGAGTTCAGAAAGAGACTTCAGATCAGGTGCTGAACGAAGAAGCCCCCAGTTTTTACACTGGTGCAATGGGCCAATACCTGAGCATCCTGGATCAAGTCGCTAAAAAGTGAATTTAAGATTATCAAACACAAAAACACTTACCCATAGGTAAAAGCAAATGTTCCAATCTGAACATCTGCAGGAGAAGTGGGCCCCTCTGCTTAATCATGCTGGCCTTGGTGAAATCAAGGACTCCCATCGTAGAGCGGTAACCGCTTGCCTGTTAGAAAACCAAGAGCGCTTTATGCGCGAAGAAAGAGAATTCCTTTTTGAAGGACCAACCAACTCAGGAAACGCTGCCGGTGCTGGTGGTGCTTTCGGTGGTAGCGCCACTGCTGCTGGACCTGTTGCTGGTTTTGATCCTGTTCTGATCTCCCTGATCAGACGTTCAATGCCTAATCTGATCGCCTACGATGTCGCTGGCGTTCAACCAATGAATGGTCCTACTGGACTCATTTTTGCGATGCGTTCACGTTATACCAGTCAGTCTGGAACTGAAACCTTCTTCAACGAGCCCGATTCCGCCTTCTCAGCTCAAGACAAAGGTCTTGATCTGACTGCTGGTTTCACTTCGATTAATGCTGGTTTCGGTACTACCACACAGTCGGGCACTAACCCCTCTGTTCTTGGTTCAAGCGACGCCTCCCAAGCGCTCTACAACGTAGGTCAAGGGATGGTCACAGGTGACGCTGAGAATCTGGATGGCACTGGAAGTAATGCCTTCCGTGAAATGGCTTTCTCAATTGAGAAGGTCACCGTCACCGCAAAATCACGTGCTCTGAAGGCTGAGTATTCCCTGGAACTCGCCCAAGATCTTAAGGCCATTCACGGTCTGAATGCTGAAGCCGAACTGGCGAACATTCTGTCCACTGAAATTCTGGCTGAAATCAACAGAGAAGTCATCCGTACCATCTACAAAGTTGCTGAGTCTGGTGCTCAGGCTAACGTTGCTACCGCTGGTACATTTGACCTTGACGTTGACTCCAACGGTCGTTGGTCGGTAGAGAAGTTCAAGGGTCTGCTCTTCCAGATTGAAAGAGACGCTAACGCGATCGCCCAAAGAACCCGTAGAGGAAAGGGCAACATCATCGTAACATCCGCTGACGTTGCTTCCGCCCTGACTATGGCTGGTGTACTGGACTACACCCCTGCACTCAATGTAAACCTGAACGTTGATGACACTGGCAACACCTTTGCCGGCACCATCAATGGTAAGTATCGTGTATACATCGATCCTTATGCCGCTTCGGGTGGTGCTGAGGCCAACCACTACTATGTTGTTGGTTACAAGGGTTCTAGCCCTTATGATGCAGGTCTGTTCTATTGCCCTTATGTACCTCTGCAGATGGTACGTGCCGTTGGTGAGAACAGCTTCCAGCCTAAGATCGGCTTCAAGACCCGTTATGGTATGGTTGCTAACCCCTTCGCTGAAGGAACCACTCAGGGTCTGGGCGCTCTTACACAAAACGCCAACCGTTACTACAGAAGAGTTAAGGTTACTAACCTTATGTGATCTAAATACTTCCTGTGTGAAGGAAGTGTTGAGGGGACCGAAAGGTCCCCTTTTTTTCTAAATACAAATAAAACAATGAAAAGGTTCAAAGAATTTTGCGAAGCTGCAGGTGATCCAATATCTCCAAGTCAGGTGGTCAAACTTGATGCAGAGGCTCAAAGAAATTTAAGAAATGCTGCCACACCCTCTGGTCCACCACCAATGAGAACAATTAAACGTGACAGATTTGCTGATAAAGTTCGTACATATATGAATAACACTATCTTCTCACCGATGTAAAATGGCTGGTAATCCTTGTTTAGAACAGGTATCAAATAGAAATTTTCTTTCACCTGTCGGATTCAAATTAAAAATTAATAAGTGCCCGAAGGTTGATTTTTTGGCAGTTGCAGCTAATCTGCCAGGATTGACACTTGGAACTGCACTACAACCTAACTATCTGAAAGATATTGATGTGCCTGGTGATAAATTAGTCTATGATGATTTTCGTGTCAATTTTATAGTTGATGAAGATCTAGAAAATTATTCTCAGATTTACAAGTGGATGGTTGGTTTGGGATATCCGAATAGCCAAAAAGATTTTGTTGATATGAAATTAGAGGATGAATATTACCCTAAAGTATCAGATAGAGAAAATCCATACGCTGAATTTTCTGACGGAACATTACAAATTCTGAATAGTAATCTAAGACCCCAAGCATATGTTAAAATAGAGGGTATGTTCCCTGTTGCACTCTCTAGTTTGGATTTTGATGCAACACAAAATGATATTCAATACTTTACCGCATCGGTAACATTTAAATATCTGATCTTCCAACTACTTGATAAAAACTTTGTTGAAGTATGAACCTTGAGACAATTCAGGAGATGTGGGAGAGAGACTCCCAGATAGATCCTGATGAGTTGCACACCGCCTCACTGGCGGTGCCTTCGTTGCACTCTAAATATTATCAGCTATTCAATGATCTAAGACTTCTTCGTGCAAGAGCCAAGAAGAAGCACCAATGTATTCTCCACGAACGTCATCTTTATTATTCTGGAAAGGCTGAACCCGAAATCTATGTTAATGATCCTTTTCCTTACAAAGTAAGGGAGAAAGATGCGTTACAAAGATTTTTGGATGCAGATGAAAAACTGATTGAATCTGAACTCAAAATTGAGTATTACAATACGATGATTGAATTTTTGGAGAACATTATCAAAACGATTCAAAACAGAACGTTTCAGATTAAGAATGCTATCGAGTGGCAGAAGTTTATTCGTGGATATGATTAGTATTTCCAAAAAGAATGAAGTATATCTAAAGATTGAGGCTGACCCTCACGTCTATTATGAACTCAGTGATGAATTCACGTTCGATGTGCCTGGGGCTAAGTTCATGCCTCAGTATCGTAACAGGTATTGGGATGGTAAGATAAGATTATTCAATCAAACAAGTGGTGAAATCTACGTCGGTCTTCTTGACAAAATTGTATCCTTCTGTCGAAGATACGACTACGATTACGAATTCTTAAATAACAAGTATTACGGCACTCCCTTTGAAGTCAATGAAATGATTTCAAAGGAGGGTGTGCAAGATTATATGAGCTCTATTTGTTCTCATTCACCCAGAGAGTATCAAGTGGAGGGAGTATACGATGCTCTAAAACATAACAGAAAACTATTAATATCACCGACTGCCTCAGGAAAGTCTTTGATGATTTACACTCTTGTGCGGTACTATATTGATAAAGGACAAAGAATCCTTCTAGTTGTTCCAACGACATCTCTTGTAGAACAGATGTATAAGGACTTTGAGGACTATGGTTGGGATTCTGAGTCATACTGCCACAAGGTCTATTCTGGTAAAGAGAAAGAAGACGATCGACCAGTTACTATCACAACTTGGCAATCAGTGTACAAACTTGATCGCAAATTTTTTGAGAAGTATAACGTAGTAATTGGAGACGAGGCACACCTTTTCAAAAGTAAATCATTAGTCAATATTATGACTAAACTTCATCACGCGAAGTATCGTTTTGGATTCACTGGAACATTAGATGGCACACAAACACACAAGTGGGTATTAGAGGGATTGTTTGGTCCAGCTTATAAAATTATTCGTACAGATGAATTAATCGAAAAAGGCCACCTAGCTAAATTAGACATCAAGATACTTTTACTCAAACATAAACCACAGAAGTTTGAAACATTTGAAGATGAAGTTCAATTTATCATACAACACGAACAGAGAAATAAATTTATTCGTAATCTTGTTAGAGACTTGAAAGGCAACACACTAGTTCTTTATAGTCGTGTAGAGACTCACGGAGAGGTAATTTACGATCTCATAAATAATTGTAACGATGAACGAAAAGTCTTTTTTGTTCACGGTGGAGTTGATGCAGAAGAAAGAGAAGAAATAAGAGCTATCACTGAAAGGGAAAATAATGCAATCATTGTTGCTTCATACGGAACTTTCTCAACTGGCATCAACATCAAGAACCTTCACAACGTAGTTTTTGCATCACCCAGTAAATCAAGGGTTAGAAATCTGCAATCCATAGGAAGAGTTTTACGTAAAAGTAATAGTAAAACAAAAGCCACTCTTTACGATATTGCAGATGATACAACATATGGTTCTAGAAAAAATTATACCTTGAATCATCTCATTGAGAGAGTAAAAATCTATAATGAAGAGAACTTTAACTATGAAATAATTCCTATCAAAATGGGGCAACTATGAAAGATATGTACGCAATTATAAAATTAGTCAGTGGAGAAGAGGTGTTTGCACAAGTAGAAGAATTTTACGATGATGATGTAAAAGCCATTCTCGCCATTGATCCTTGCATCATCAAAGAAATACCATCAAGAAGGCAGAACTTTAGTTACTATAAAGTAGATGCCTGGATGAAAATGAGTGATGATCGTATTCATTGTATTGAACTGAAACACGTAATTTATTACACTAGATGTGACAATCATGAACTGATTGGTGCATACAAGAAGTGGGTGAGGTCTCTAAATAAGGACGATGAAGAAGATACCACACCTGTAAAGGTTGGAGTCTCTACTCATCTAGGGTATGTTTCTTCTGTCGAAGAGGCTAGAGATAGCTTAGAAAAGATCTTTAAGCTGTAGAGCCATTTTTTCAACCCTGACAGAGTTATTATACAGAGATTTGACAGCCTTGTCAAGCCTCAAACATTTTGATATAATGTTAAGGTGATTATAAAAAGGGTCGATATGTACGCCGTAATGATGACAAAAAGACGCAGATCAGAACACTACGTCAACAACAAAGATTTTCTTGCAGCCATTGTTGAATACAAGGCTAACGTTCGCCGTGCACAAGAACAGGGTGAACCTAAACCACGTATCACAAATTATCTTGGCGAATGTTTTCTAAAGATCGCAACTCATTTATCCTATAAGCCAAACTTCGTGAACTATATGTTCAAGGATGATATGATTTGTGATGGGATTGAAAACTGCGTTCAATACATCAACAACTTCGATCCAGAAAAATCTTCTAATCC